CAAGTGTTGACGCTGATTTCACATCACCTGATAATGATTCTTGGTACTACTCTAACTTTAATATTAGTACAGGAAACGCATACACAGGATATTCGTATTTTGTAACCACTTCTGAAATGGAAGATTTAGGTTCAGGTGCATATTCAGGTGTGGTTTCAGGTACAGTATACACTTATACAGGTACTGCTTATAGTGAATACAATAATTTAGTTGTGGCAACTCTTCGTTCAAGAGGTATTGCGTTGTTCGCGGGTTCTAATACAGGACCTTCTTACCAAGTTACAGGTTTAACAAATGTTACAATAGACGCAACAGGTTCGTATTCAGGTATTTCACAAAGTCCATACGCAACATTTGCAATTTCAGGTTACACTGATGGAGCTCAAAATCCTGAGGCGTTTTCATTTATAACAAACATGAATAGTTCTTCACAAGATTATATTACTAAAGTGTTTGGTTTATCTAATTTTGGAAGACCAAGAACTGAAGTACCTTTATTTGTTGAAGAATCGTTCCAAAATATGTTAAACTACGGTTATAACAAAGGTTACATTAGAGGTTTAAACGATACTTTAGTTGCATTACCTGGTTTAAGAGACCCTGATGGTACTACAGGAACAATAGCTTATTATTTGGAAAAATACCAATCAGCTGAATCACCATGGGTTGTATCACAACTACGTGGTAATACAGTTGATAGATTATTTAGAATAATTTCAATTTCTGATGGTAATAGTTCAAACACAGAAATTAAAATCTCAATTCAAAACATTTCATACACAAATGGTACATTTGACTTGGCGGTTCGTGATTTCTTTGATACAGATACAAATCCTGTTATTATAGAAAAATATACAAACTGTTCAATGGACCCAGCAAACAATAGTTATGTTGGTGTTAAAATTGGTACCGCTGACGGAGAATATGCGTTGAATTCAAAATACATCATGTTAGAGTTGAATCCTGATGCACCTATCGAATCATTACCTTGTGGTTTTGAAGGATATGTTATCAGAGAGTACGATTCGGCAACACCACCATTCCCTGTTTATAAAACATCATACAACTTCCCTGGTGAAGTTATTTACAACCCACCATTTGGAACAACTGCAGGTGGAAGTAATGCTGTTGAAAGTTCAGGAGACAGAGTTAGAACATCTTATTTAGGTATCTCATCTCAAATAGGTTACGACCCATTGTTCTTTGAATATAAAGGTAAACAAAAACCTAATAACATATGTGAAGATGTTGTTGCAGAACCTTGGAATTATATTACAAAAGGTTTCCACATGGATTCAGGAGCAACTGTTGTTACGATTACAACAGGACCTACTTCAGGTACACCAGCTTTTGATTGTGGTGACGCATCTTTCCAATCAGACCCTGAAAGTACTACAAACCCATACTACCAAATACAAGCAAGAAAATTCTCTTTCTTGTTACAAGGTGGTTTTGATGGATGGGATATCTATAATCAATCAAGAACTAACACCGATAGATTTGTATTAGGTGGTTCAGGTTATCAAGCAGGAGCTTGTCCTACAACAAGATACCCAAATGCTAGAGGATGGGGAGCATTTAAACCAATTACAATTGGAAACTTCACAGACTTCGCAAATACCGACTACTACGCTTACTTGTTAGGTATATACACATTCAATAATCCTGAGGCTGTAAATATTAACGTATTCGCAACACCTGGTATTGATTATGTAAATAACTCAAACTTAGCAGAATCGGCTATTGATATGGTAACTTACGATAGAGCAGATTCTATCTATATTGTAACAACACCTGACTCTAATGTGTTTATCCCAACACAAACCGATAACGTCATTCAACCAACTGAGGCTGTTGATAATTTGGTTAATACAGGAATTGATTCAAACTACACAGCAACTTATTATCCTTGGATTTTGGTTAGAGATACTGTAAATAACACACAAATTTACATTCCACCAACAAACGAAGTTTGTAGAAACTTGGCATTAACTGATAATATTTCATTCCCATGGTTCGCAACTGCGGGTTACACAAGAGGTTTAGTAAATGCTATCAAAGCTCGTAAGAAGTTGACTCAGGAAGATAGAGACACTTTGTATCAAGGTAGAATTAACCCAATCGCAACATTCTCTGATGTTGGAACTGTAATTTGGGGTAATAAAACTTTACAAATCGCTGACACAGCACTTAACAGAATTAACGTAAGAAGATTGTTATTACAAGCTCGTAAGTTGATTTCAGCGGTGGCGGTTAGATTGTTGTTTGAACAAAACGATGCTAAAGTAAGACAAGACTTCTTAGATGCGGTTAATCCTATCTTAGACGCTATCAGAAGAGACCGTGGTTTATATGACTTCCGTGTTACAGTAAGTAACTCACCTGAAGATTTGGATAGAAATACAATGACAGGTAAGATTTACTTGAAACCAACTAAGGCTCTTGAATTCATTGACATTGAATTCTTAATCACTCCAACAGGAGCATCATTTGAAAACATATAATAATTATGGTGGGGAAGAAATTCCCCACCTTTAGCCAATTTTAATTAATGAATAAAAAACTATTAGAAGGATTTGATGATTTAGGTTCACCCGATTTAAAGTATTATGCTTTTGACTGGGACGACAATATCATGTTTATGCCAACAAAAATCATGGTTAAAGATGACCAAGGAAATGATGTTGGTATGTCAACTGAAGATTTTGCGGAACACAGACACCAAATTGGTAAAGAAAATTTTAATTATAAAGGACAAACAATTGTTGGATACGCTGACGACCCTTTTAGAAATTTCAGAACTGCTGGTGACAAACAATTTAAAATAGATGCAATGAAAGCAAAAACAGGTCCCGCTTGGGCTGATTTTGTAGAAGCGGTAAATAACGGGTCTATTTTTTCAATCATCACAGCAAGAGGTCACAACCCCCAAACTTTAAAAGAAGCGGTGTACAATTTAATTGTGTCCGACCATAATGGGATAAATAAAGACTTATTGGTTAAGAATCTTAGAAAATACCGTGACATTTCAGGTATGGAGGACAAATCTGACATGGAGTTAATTAAAGACTATTTAGACATGAACAGGTATTATCCCGTGACTTTTGGACAAGGAAGTGCTGCCAATCCTGAAGAATTAAAAGTTCTCGCAATGAAGGAATTTATCAATTATGTGAAATCCCAAGCCAAAGAATTAGGTAAAAAACTATATGTTAAAGATGATATAGCTAATAAATTTATACCTAGTATTGGATTCTCAGATGATGATTTAAGAAATGTAGAAGTAATGAGTAAACATTTTGAAGATGAACCAGCATTAAAAACTTATTCTACAGCTGGAGGCATTAAATCTAGATACACTAGTAACGATAAAAATGAAAAATAAAAAGTAAATACAAAAATTTTCAAACAGTATGTATTTATTAGGAAATAAACTTAACAAAATATAAAGAAAAAAATATACCATGGCTGATTTATTAATGAAAATGCCGGTTCCTTACGAACCAAAAAGAGCGAATCGATTTATTTTGAGATTCGACACAACATTAGGAATAAATGAGTGGTTTGTTGAATCATCAGGCAGACCAAACATAGACATTAACCCAGTTGAAATCCAATTTTTAAATACGTCAACATTTGTTGCTGGTAGATTTAAGTGGAATTCTATAAATGTGAAATTCCGTGACCCAATCGGACCATCAGCAACACAAGCTTTAATGGAGTGGGTTCGTCTTCACGCAGAATCAGTAACAGGTCGTATGGGTTATGCTGCAGGTTATAAGAAAAACGTTGACCTTGAAATGTTAGACCCAACAGGTGTAGTTGTTGAGAAATGGATTTTAGAAGGTTGTATGATTACTAAAGTGGCTTGGGACCAAGTTTCTTATAGTGATGATAAATTAGCGGGACTTGAAGCAACACTTCAAATGGACCGTTGTATCTTAGTTTACTAAAATAGTATTTACTTTTTATTGATTAATATTTTTAGTTAGGTATATTTAACACAGGGACTAATTCCCTGTGTTTTTTTTTATGGATGAATCATTAATACAATACGGACAAGAAAATTTTAACTTACCACATGATGTGGTAAAATTACCATCTGAAGGTAAATTTTATAAAAATAAAAAAAAGAGTGTAAAAGTTGGTTACTTAACAGCTGCCGATGAAAATATTATCATGGCAGCAAGTTCGGATGATATTGTAGGTACTTTAATTCGTTCTAAATTATATGAACCGGATTTAAAACCTGATGATATGTTAAATGGTGATATTGAATCCATTCTAATCTTTTTAAGAAACACTTCATTTGGTCCTGAATACAATGTTCAAATTATTGACCCACAAACAAATAAAAGATTTGCCGAGGTATTAAGATTAGATGAGTTAGATTTTAGAAAACCATCCGTAGAACCAAATGAAGATGGTACATTTGATATTACATTACCTAAATCAGGTGTTAATGTAAAAGTTAGACCACTTTTCTTTAAAGAATATCAAGAAATTGATAGAAACGCAAATCAATACCCTAAAGGTAGGGTTGCACCAAGAGTTACTTGGAAATTACAAAAACAAATCGTCTCTGTTGAAGGAGACTCAAACATGGGAACCATTTCAAAATTTATCGAAGGATTACCTATTATGGATTCTAAATTTATTAGGAATTTTATTGATGAAAACGAACCAAGATTAAACTTAAAGAAAACAGTAATGGCCCCGTCAGGAGTAAAAGTTGATGTAGAAATCAACTTTGGGGTCGAATTTTTTCGCCCTTTCTTCTGATTATAAGAAATATCAATTGGATGAATATTATATTTTATCCAAACATATGAATATGTCATGGTCGGACTATTTGGTTATACCGACTTATGCTAGAAGATATTTGGTTGATAAAATCATAGAATCATTTCAAAAATAAAAATTATTCTATTTATAGTGATAGAATAACACATGCTTCAAAACAATCCAAATAACCCAAACACACCGCCAAATCCAAATTTTGACACCAATCCTGTTGAGA